CAGGTCAGGTTAACAACGAGGCTACTGCCGCTGGTATTAGTATGTCTCTTGGCGCTATTATTAAACGCCACAAGCGTACACTAATTAACTTCCAGCAGTCGTTCTTAATTCCGTTTGTTAAGAAAGCTGCTTATCGGTACATGCAGTTTGACCCAGAAAACTACCCTGTAGCTGACTACAAATTTAATGCTAGTAGTACACTAGGTATTATTGCCCGTGAGTACGAAGTTACTCAGTTGGTACAGTTGTTACAGACTATGGGTAAAGACTCACCGTTGTATAACACATTAATTCAATCTGTTATTGATAACATGAACTTGTCTAATCGTGAAGAACTTCTTGTCGCTATGGCTCAAGCTGTTCAACCAAATCCTCAGGCACAACAAATGCAGATGGCTGCTCAACAAGCACAGTTGCAGTTTCAACAGTCACAAACCGCAGCGTTATCTGCACAAGCGCAAGAATCTCAAGCTAGAGCAGCTAAACTTTCAGCAGAAGCTCAAGCAGTGCCGCAAGAGCTTGAAATTGACCAAATTAATGCAATCACTCGAAACTTACGTGAAGGCGGTGCAGAAGACAGAGAATTTGAACGCCGCATGAAAGTAGCTGATACTCTTCTTAAAGAAAAACAAATAGAGGGCAAAAACAATGCTAACGGACCACGAACTACGCCTGCTCCTGCAGAGGGTCAACCAAGAGTTTCAAGGCCAATGGCTCCGAATACAGGAACTGGAAACCAAGGTGGAGGAGCTATGTAATGCCCAAGTCAAAGGACCCAAAACTAGCACGAGCAGGGGTAAGCGGGTACAACAAGCCAAAGCGGACGCCTAATCACCCAACTAAAAAGTTTGTAGTAGTTGCCAAGGAAGGCGACAAGACTAAAACTATTCGTTTTGGTGACGCTAAGATGACTATTAAGAAAGACCAGCCTGCACGACGAAAGTCGTTTAGAGCACGTCACAAGTGTGACACAAACCCACCCAGTAAGCTGACAGCTAGATACTGGTCATGCAAAAAATGGTAAGGAGATAACTATGCCACAAGGAAAAGGAACATACGGAAGTAAAGTAGGTCGTCCACCCAAAAAGAAGACGGCGACGGCCACTAAAACTAAAAGAGTAACTTCTCCCGGAGGACCTTATGTCCCTCCATCTAGAGGTACTATGGCAACTGGCCGACGACAACAACGACTAAACCGTAGCAACACAAGACGACGAGTTTAAAAGTTTTATGGCTGCTAAAAAAAAGAAAGCTAACGACGCTTGTGCACGTAAGGTCAAGTCTAGATACAAAGTTTGGCCTTCTGCGTACGCATCTGGTGCTGTAGCTAAGTGTCGCAAAGTCGGCGCTAAGAACTGGGGTAACAAAAGTGGCCGTAAGAAAAAGTAAAAAGGGTGCCGCCCTTAAGAAGTGGTTTAAGGAGGAGTGGGTAGACGTTAAGACAGGCAAACCTTGTGGGCGTAAGTCCGCTAAGAACAGCAAACGTCCCTACCCCTCTTGTAGACCCAAAGCAGTAGCAGCTAAGATGACCAAAGCTGAGAAAACTTCTTCTGCTCGCCGTAAGACTGGCCCCAAAGCAATTAAACACGCAGTCACAGCTTCAGGTAAACGAAGGAAGTCTACAAGAAAAGCTTGACAACCGTTAAAAAGTATGCTATAATAAAACTATAGTTAACAACATTAGAGGAAACTATGAACACTGAGCTTGAAACCTACTTCGACAACTACTTCGAACTCTTCAATTCCGAAGGTTTCAAACAACTCATACAAGAGTTATCTAATAATGCACAAAATTTAGCTGACATTCAAACAGTTAAAGACACAAAAGATTTATATTTCCGTAAAGGCCAAGTTGCTGCTCTTGCTTCTGTAATTAACCTTCAAGGTACTATAGAAGCAGCTAAAGAGCAAGCAGAAGCCGAAGAAGAAGATCCTGTAGATGTTTAAAATTTATGACTTCCGTTGTACTAACGGACATGTCTTTGAAGAAATGGTAGAAAGTGGTATTACAACCAGTAGGTGCGGTTGTGGTGCTAACGCTACTAAAATGGTATCTGCCCCGTCTTTTCACCTTGATGGCTCTACTGGGGACTTTCCCGGTCAGCATATGAAGTGGGTACGAGAACACGAAAAAGCAGGTAAAAAGAAGTCTCCACAATGATTATAATCACGGAGTTTAATTATGTCAAGAGCAACAATGCTTGATCCACAACCTGAAGAGGAAAATGTGGACACCATTGAAAACGAAGTTGATGAGATTCAACAAGAAACAGAAGTTGAGCAACCTCAAACAGAAAAACCTACAGTTCCTGAGAAGTACCAAGGTAAGTCTCTAGAAGAAGTTGTACAGATGCACCAAGAGGCTGAAAAGCTTTTAGGTCGTCAGTCCTCTGAAGTAGGAGAGCTTCGTAAGGTTGTAGATGATTACATTAGTAGTCAAACACAACCACCAGCACCTCAACAGCAACACGTTGAGCCTGAAAACGATATAGACTATTTTACAGATCCTCAAGCCGCTGTTAATCGTGCAATTGAAAATCATCCTAAAATTAAAGAAGCACAACAGTACACAGAACAGTACAAAAAACAGTCATCTTTGGCTACGCTTCAAGCTAAACATCCAGATATGCAACAAATTCTTAGCGATCCTAAGTTTGCTGAATGGATTAAAGCATCAAAAATTAGGACTCAATTGTTTGTAGCCGCTGACCAACAGTACGATGCTGACGCTGCTGATGAGCTTTTTTCACTCTGGAAAGAACGAAAAACAGTTGCACAGCAAACTGCTAAAGTTGAAAAACAAGCACGTAAGCAAACACTCAGGGCAGCTAATACAGGCAATGCACGAGGCAGTGCTGAAGGTAGTCGTAAGAAGGTATATCGTAGGGCCGACATTATTAAACTAATGAAAAATGACCCTGATCGTTATCAAGCTTTGTCAGACGAAATTATGGCAGCTTATGCGGAGGGTCGAGTCAAATAATCTAGGAGATTGACATGGCTACTGCAACTTATCCGGGCGCAGCTGGTAATACTGCGAAGACTGAAGCGGCAACGTTTATTCCAGAAATCTGGAGTGACGAAATCATTGCTGCCTATCAAAAGAACCTAAAAATGGCTCCACTTGTCAAGCGTATCGCTATGAATGGCAAGAAGGGCGACAAGCTTCACATTCCTAAGCCCACTCGTGGTGATGCAAATGCTAAGGCTGCTGACACTGCAGTTACTATCATTGCAAACACTGAGAGCGAACTGACTGTTGATATCGACCGTCACTTCGAGTACTCACGTCTTATCGAAGACATCGTTGAAGTACAGGCGCTTTCTAGCCTCCGTCAGTTCTATACTGAAGACGCTGGTTACGCTCTTGCTACTAAGATCGACACTGACCTCCACTCTTGTGGTACTGGTTTTGGTGACGGCGGTTCTGTTGTGTTCTCTGACTCAGTAGCTCCTACTGACTATCAGCACACTGGTTGTTTCTTCAACGACGGTGGCACAACTACTCAGTACACTGACGACACTATTGTTCCAGCAGATGTGTTTACTGATGCGTTCTTCCGTGACATGATTCAGAAGCTTGACGACAACAACGTACCAATGGAAGACCGTGTACTTGTCATTCCACCTTCTGTTCGTAACACTATCATGGGTATCGACCGTTACGTGTCTTCTGATTTTGTTTCAGGACAGAGCGTACAGTCTGGTCTTATTGGTAACCTTTATGGTGTAGACGTTTACGTTTCAGCCAACTGTGCAACTATCGAAGCTGCTGCAGACAATACTGCAGGATCTGCCGATACTCGTGCAGCACTTCTGTTCCACAAAGACGCTATTGTTATGGCAGAGCAGCAAGCTGTACGTTCACAAACCCAGTACAAGCAGGAATACCTCTCAACTCTGTACACGGCTGACTGCCTGTACGGTGTTAACGTATACCGACCCGAAGCTGGTTTCGTTCTCGCAGTCGCAGAGTAACGAACTTAGGGGGTCAGCAATGGCCCCTTTTCCTTTCTTCTCCTTCTTTTCTGCAATAGGACTTTCCGATGTCGAACTATACTAAGACTACAGACTTTGAAGCTAAGGACTCGTTACCTACAGGCGACTCAGGAAAGATCATCCGTGGCGCTGAATTTGAAACAGAGTTTGATGCAATCTCCACAGCTATTGCAACTAAAGCTGACACAGCAGGGCCTACGTTTACCGGAACCTTAACTTTTGAAACTATTTCTGATGGAACTATAAACGTTACTGCATTCGTTGACGAAGACGATATGTCGTCCGACAGTGCAACTCTGGTTCCTACACAGCAGTCCGTAAAAGCTTACGTTGACTCACAAGTTACTGCACAAGACTTAGACTTCCAAGCTGACACTGGCGGTGCGCTTAGTATCGACCTAGACAGCGAAACCATGACCTTCACAGGCGGCACTGGTATTGATACGTCTGGCTCAGGTAATGCTGTTACCTTTGCTATTGACTCTACCGTTGCCACACTGACTGGCACTCAGACGCTTACTAACAAGACTCTCACGTCTCCTGACGTAAATACTCCTGACATCGACGGTGGTACTATCGACGGTACTGTCATTGGTGGCACTACTCCTGCCGCTGTTTCTGCTACTACTGTCTCTGCTACAGGTAACATTACTGTAGACGGTACTGTTGATGGCCGTGATGTAGCCGCAGACGGCACTAAATTGGATGGCATTGAGTCCGGTGCTACTGCTGACCAAACAGCCGCAGAAATTCGCACACTGGTGGATTCTGCTACGGACTCTAACGTCTTTACTGACGCAGACCATACAAAACTAGATGGCATCGAAGCCTCAGCAGACGTAACTGACACAGCTAACGTTACAGCGGCTGGTGCCTTGATGGACTCAGAGTTGACTAGCGAAGCCTCAGTCAAGGCTCTGAACCAAGGCGTAGCAACTACTGACAGCCCTACGTTTGCTGGTTTAGATGTTGGTGGAACTATAGAGTTCGACGGTCTGTCTGGCACAGGCTCAGTCAACGTCACAGACATCCTTGATCAAGACGATATGTCTAGCAACAGCGCTACGGCATTGGCTACTCAACAATCTATTAAGGCGTATGTAGACAGCACTGTAGCGGCAACTAATGAACTTGTAGAGGACACTACGCCACAGCTTGGTGGTGATCTTGACCTTAATAGTCATGACATTACTGGCACAGGCAACATCGACGTTACGGGGAGTATTTCTGCTGACGGTTTGACTGTTGATGTTGCAGACCAAGTTATTATCAATCATAGCGGAGATGGTGGTGGAATTAGAATTGACAGCACCAACAGTACCAATACTGGAAGTTTGCGTTTTGGTGATGACCTAGATAACTATATAGGCGCAGTTGAATACAACCACAGCACCAATACTTTGTCGCTTTATGCGGACAACGCAACAAGAGTAGCTGTTGATAGCTCAGGCATCGACGTAACGGGTAGTGTGACGGCTGATTCAGCAACTATTCAAAGTGATACTGGCTCAACACCAACCGTACTTATTGATAACTCAGGCGGAGACGCAGGTGATGGCGTAGCTTTAAAAGTTATAGCATCGCAAAGAGGCGCAGGTATTGCTGATGCGGCAGTCTTTAGCGTTCACAACAATGCGGGTGAAATGTTTAGAGTCCGTAACGATGGCAATGTCGGTATTGGGACTCAGTCGCCTGCAAAAAAGTTATCTGTTAAAGCAGACGGTGGCGGTTCACAGCTAGGCATTGATATTCACAATGAAGGTACTGCGACAGGTGACGATGCCGTTATCTCATTTGAAACTCAAGGCTCCAGAGAATTCACGATAGGTCTTGACAGGTCAGCTACGTCTTTTGTTATTGCAGAAAGCAGTACATTGGGTAGCAACCAAAGGCTAGTGATTGATGATAGCGGCAATATCGGTATAGGAGGCTCGCCTTCTGGTCAAAAGTTTGAAGTAATCGAAGATTCTGGCGATGCCACAATGCGTTTGCGTGTTACAGACGGAGCAAGCGACCAAAGTTTCTTCTTCTACGGAAATTACACTGGCCCAAACCAAAACATCTACTTCGGGGATAGTACTAACACAGCCGCCGCTGGAATAAGGTATTCACACTCAGTAGATGCAATGCGGTTTACTGGTAAAGGTAACGGCAGTGAAATGGCTAGGTTTGACAGCTCTGGCAATTTCGGCGTAGGCACGACTTCACCACGATATAACGTTGAAGTATCTAGTTCTAGCAATACCTTTTTGCAAATTGCATCTACATCAACTAGCGCACTTACAGGCTTGTTGTTTGGCGATACTTCAAACGCTGTCGGTCGAGTTACCTATGACCACTCAGACAACAGTTTGCAGTTGTTTACTAATACAACTGAAAAAATGCGCATCGACTCAAGCGGGAATGTCGGTATAGGGACTCAGTCGCCTGCTGGTTTACTTAATGTAGAAGCGCCCTCTGGAAATTCGCAACTTTACATTACTACAAACGATACTACTTCTGTTTCACAACTTATATTTGGAGACAGCGCAGATAGTAACGTGGGCGGTATTCAATATAACCACACTGATGATTCGTTACAGTTCCATGTAGGTAACATTGGTGAAAAAATGCGTATCGACAGCTCTGGCAATCTTCTTGTGGGGAAGACTTCTACAAGTCTCGTTACGGTCGGCCATGAGTTTGGTGGTTCGGGTTACGCATATCACACACGAGACAACGCCACTGTTTTATATCTCAATCGTAACAATAGCGACGGAGACATCCTTAGATTTTACAAAGGAAGCAGTTTAGTAGGCTCTGCTGGTAGCATCGGAGGCTATTTTTATATTGGTAGTGCAACAACTTCCGATACTTTTCTTACTTTTGTCGATAGCGCAATAAGACCGTCTAATGACGCTGGCAACGGAAGAGACAATGCTATTGATTTAGGCCAGTCAGGTAACCGTTTCAAAGACATTTACGCCACTAACGGCACTATCCAAACCTCCGACCGTAATGAAAAGCAAGACATTGAAGCACTGTCTGATGCAGAGCAACGTGTTGCTGTAGCGGCTAAAGGATTACTACGTAAGTTCCGATGGAAGTCTGCCGTAGAAGAGAAAGGCGACGACGCTCGTATCCACTTTGGCATCATTGCTCAAGACCTACAGGATGCGTTTACTGCTGAGGGCTTGGACGCTGGACGTTACGGTATGTTTATTAACTCAACTTGGACTGATGAAGAAACTGGTGAAGAGCGTTCACGAATGGGTGTGCGCTACTCTGAGCTACTTGCATTTATTATTTCGGCTATTTAAGGAGCTAACTAATGGCTACATGGACTATATCTACAATGGAACACAACGTGTCAGACGGCGGCGTTATCGTTGCACACTGGCGTGTAACTGAAGTAGACGGCGATCATTCTGCTTCTGCTTACGGCACTTGCTCATTTACACCTGACGCATCTGCACCTGACTTTGTACCCTATGCAGACCTTACTGAGTCTGTTGTATTGGGCTGGTGCTGGGCTAACGGTGTTGACCAAGACGCTGTCGAGGCTTCATTGACGGCTAAGATTGAAGAGCAGAAAAACCCAACAACTGAAGCAGGTGTGCCATGGACATCTTAAAAGTACTTTCTGACTTGGCAGTGGTTGCACCTATGGTTGTGACTGTATGTTCAGTCATTGCGGCGGTAACGCCTACGCCAAAAGACGACGCATGGCTGGCAAAGCTGTATAAGTTCATTGACATCATGGCTGTTAACGTCGGCCACGCAAAGAAGTAAGGATTCGTTATGTCTGATCTAGAGCAAGCAATAAGTCGGTTAGAAGCTCACGAGCGTGAATGTAGTATTCGCTACGAAATGATTCAGATGCAGCTTGACGAACACAACAAGCGCTTTGACCGACTAGAGTCGCTAATGACTCGTGGGTTCGGCATGGTAGCAGTAATGATTACTATGGCGATTGCCATTTTAGAGTTTGCTAGGTAGCAATGGATATTAATGAATCTACTGACATAACCATACCTATTCGTAATTTGCTTGCGATGGTTGTTGCAACGTCTATTGCAACAATGGCTTATTTTAGTATCCAAGAACGGCTTAATACGCTTGAGCATTCATTTGATAAATCTCAAATGGAAATAGAGCGAAACACAGAGTTTCGTATTTTATGGCCTAGAGGAGAGTTAGGATCGCTGCCAGCAGATGCTAGACAAGATATGTTAATTGAAGGGCTTCAAATTGATGTGGTTGGTTTGCGTCAAATAGAAGAAGAAGTACATGAATTAACAATACGCATCGGAACAATCGAAGCGCTTTGGGATAAAGACGTCGAATGATTCAGCAACTTCTTGGGCCTATAGTTTCTTTGGTTGGCGGTCATCTTGAGCGTAAAGCAGAAGAGAAGAAGGCTATCCATGAGCGTAAAATGGTGGCTATTCAGCAGGACGCTAACTGGGAAAATATTCATGCAAATAACGCAAGCAGTTCATGGAAGGACGAATGGTTTACTATCTTGTTTTCAGTACCATGTATACTTGCGTTCTTTCCTAGCATGGTGCCTGTAGTTATGCAAGGGTTTGCTGCTTTAGATGGTATGCCTGATTGGTACAAGGGTTTCTTAGGGGCTGCTGTTGCAGCATCATTTGGTATTCGTGGTTTAGCTAACTGGAAAAAATAAATATGTATAGTGTTGGTGATCGTACATTTTCAACTATTCAAGAAGCCAGAGCTTACGACTTTGAAACAAGTGGTACTATAGATAATGTAAGAGCTATTACTTCTTTTGATGACGATCCTTTTGGTGATAACACTTTTGGTGATGACCCTTTTGAAGTACCTGAGTTTGAAGATTTACCGGGAGAAGATTCTTTTAGAAATTTAGCTGATTCTCTTTTTCGACAGTTTATAGAAGAAACTGAAGCAGAAGATAAATTACAAAAATGGATTAGAAGAAATGTCCTAAACGATACTAGAGACCCAGAAGACCAAGACGGAGAGCCTTCTGATTTAGATACTCTTTTTGCAGACGATACTTTCCAAATGATATGGGACAGTATTGTTGGCAGAATTGGTGATGTTCCTCCAGAAATAAGTGGAGACGAAACAGCAACTCAAGAATGGTATAATTCTCAAATTGAAGCTGCCTTGCAAGAAATAGAACAAACTGGTGGCGTATCTGGAGCTTTAGAAAGAGCGCAAGAGATTGTTGATACAATGTATGACAATCCTGAAGCGCTTGCAAACATGGAAGACCCCGGCGAACTAACCAAGTTGTTTATAGAACAAGGCGGTATGTCTTTTGCTGGCGTTGCTCCTCCTGTTGCTACTACAACTACAGTAACTGGTAGAGAAGTTGTTGTAACTGAAGGTGGCGGAATAGCAGGAAATATATTTGACATTCTTGAAACTGGGGGTCGAATCTTTGGTGAAAATGTTCCTGTAGTATTACGCGATGTAGACGGGAATCCTATAACAGACGAAAACGGCGATCTTGTAACAGTAGAAGAATATCGTCCCGGCATTTTAGATGTAATGATTCCTCATCTTCCCGGAATATCATTACCTGATTGGATGCCTTCTGCTGGCGTTATTTTTCTTCCTACAATACAAGAAGCTGTAAACAAAGTATGGACAATAATCGACGAAACAGATATTGGAGAAGCGTGGGAAGAAGGCGACATTGGAGAAGTACTGAACGATATTGGTGAAATTATTATTCGTTCTGGGGAAGCTGCTGCTGGTGCGCTTGAAGAAAAAGTTAGAGAAATTATTGGCGGTATTACAGGAGCTATTGCAGATCCTACTAGAGCAGGTTCCGTTATCGGTGGTGTTATTGGAGTAGCTTTTCCTTCAATACCTCAGTGGCTTCCTCCTTTAATTTTAGACCCTCGTGTTTACGGTGCAGTACGTAGTATACTAACACAAAACTTTAATACTCCTGAAGAAGATTTTCCTCCTTTTAACGAAGAAGTAGAAGAAGACGAAGTTGCCTTAATGTTTACTAACAGAGGCAATAACTATTTTGTTAATAAAGAACTAGACGAGTTTTTTCAATTAGCAGAAAGCGAAGAATATGAGTTTAATTTTAACGAAGAGTATACAAGAGAACAACTAGAAGACACTGGACTAGAGACAATTAACTCTGGTACGTATCAGTCATTGTTAGACGACCTGTCATTCCATGCGTTAGAAGAAGACATCTATCAGTACTCTATGGATGACCTTATAGCGCGTTATGAGGAAGAAGGAGGAGTACTTCCCGGTGATTGGAAGACATTGGACGAAGAGTCGCGGTACAACTTTTTCCTAGCTGACTATTTTGATATTCCTACTTACATTAGAGACCCTGATAGAAGCGATGATAGAGACGACGAAGATGGCGGTGACGGTACTGGTGACGGTGATACAGATCAAGACCCTGTCTCTGTAGTTGAAGGGTTGTTTGCTGACTTTTTAGAGCAGCTTGATACAGAGTTTGCTGGACAACAAGAACAAATAAACACTATCATCAATAACTTTGTTGAGACTCTTCCTGATTTTGATGCAATGCCTACAATGGAGGACATTGCTGAATACTTTGAACTTAACGGCGTTACGTTATCAGAACAAAACTTTGAGCGTATACGTCAAGAGTTAGCTAATGCTGGCTACCTAACAGAAGAACAATTAACAGAAGCTTTGGCTGGCGTAGCTACAACAGAGCAAGTTCAAGAAGCTATTCAAGGTGCTGGTTTTGCTACTCCAGAACAAGTAATACAAGCTTTAGCAGAAGCAGGTTATGCTACGCCTGCTGATATTGCTGATGCTTTTGCTAACTCTGGCTTTGTTACAGAAGAACGACTTACTTTAGCCTTATCAGAAGCAGGGTATTTAACAGCAGAAGAGTTTAGACTAACAACAGAAGAGTTAAGACAAGCAATATCCGATCTTCCTGATGGAGCAACAGAAGAAGAAGTCAGGCAGATAATACAAGAAGCTATTGACTCATTGCCCGGCAGCGGCGAAGGTCTATCTGTAGATGACGTAAGAGAAATAATTAATGAGGCTATTTCTGGAATAGCTCTTCCTGATGCTGTAACAGAAGAACAAGTTAGAAGCATATTAGATAGCTTTGGTTTTTCTACTTCTGAAGAAGTACAAGCTGGTTTTGAAAACATTCAAGAAAATTTTGAAGATCTTACCAGCAGATTTAACGACGCTATTAACGGCATTGCTACTGAGTTTAGTGAACAAGAAGCTTTATTTTTAGAAAGTATTACGGGTCTTGAAGCGTCCTTAATACAATCTTTATCTAATATTGAAGGTGGTCTTAGTGCTGAGTTAGAAATGCTCGACACTAACATTATAGCTTTACAAGAAGCTGTAGAAGCTGGTTTCGATGACTTTGCTACGTTTGCTACAGAACAGTTTGGTCTTGCATCAGACGAGCGTAGAGCGCTTCAAGAAGCTATTATAGCTGTTGATGGAAACGTCACACAACTAAGTGCTGACTTCCAACGAGAGTTTGAAGAATTTGGTGGAACTCTTGCTGAACTTTTTGAAGGCGTTGGTTTTAGCATTGAAGACCTTCAGCAAGGACAAATATCACAAGCTGAAGCTTTTGAAAGCCTTAACTCTTATCTAGCAGGGCAGTTTGAAACAGCTCAACAAGAAAGACAAAGCTTACAAGAAGCTATCCTTAATGTTGGCGGAGACGTTAACTTATTAAGCGACACTATGTTTGAGCAGTTTCAGGCTCAAAACGAAACTCTTGAAGAATTATTTGCAGGAACAAATGTAAATATTGAAGCTTTAGCGTTAGGGCAAATAAGCCAAACTGAAGCTATAAACCAATTCCAAGATTATGTAGCAGATGAATTTTTAGCGGCTCAAGAAGACCGAATAAGAATTACTGAAGCTTTAATTAGTGTAAATGGAAACTTAGAAGAACTTAATCTTGCGTCTTTAGATACGTTTAACGAGTTAAATCTTAGTATTGAAGAATTAGCCAACGAATTTAATGTAAATTTTGAGGCTTTGCAACAAGGTCAAATAAGTCAGTACGAAGCTTACAACGAATTTCAAGACAACGTAACACAACGATTAGATATATCTAACCAACAGCTTGAAGATATTCTTGCAGGACAAGATGATATTCTTAGTGGACAACGGGATATTCTGTCAGGTCAAGAAGATATCATTATGGGCCAAGAAGAATTTCAAATACTTTACGGCGAACAACAACAAGCGTTAGAAGATCAAATTATGGCAGGCAATGTGCTTAATGCTTTAGCTGCTGGAGGTATGTTTGCTCCCGCCGCTGCTGCACCTGCTAGAGTACCCTATGAAGAATTTTTGCAGGGTATTACATATCGTCCTAGAGAAGTACCAGAACTTGCTATCAAAACCCCAGTAGTAGACTACAATGAAGAAGCACAACAATTATTAATGCGGACGCGCAGACGAGGAATGTTAGCATGACGTATCTTAATCTAATGAACAATGTACTGCGTCGATTGCGTGAAGAAGAAACCACGTCAGTCACTAGTACTACCTACGTAAAAATGGTAGGTGATTTTATTAATGATGCAAAAAAACTAGTAGAAGAAGCAACTGACTGGTCTGCTTTACGCGAAACAATTACTGTTTCTACTACTGCATCAGACAACACCTACTCATTAACGGGTAGCGGTGATAATGTAAAAGTCATGTGTGTCTTAAATGACACTAGCAACTTGTTTATGGACTACCAAACAAAAGACTGGTTTAACGAACAGCTGTACATTAGCAGCGCAGCAGAAGGCGCACCACGGTACTACACGTACAATGGGTTAGACTCTAGTGGTGATACGCAGGTACTAGTAGGACCAACTCCTGATGGAGTGTACAGTCTCCGCTTTGATGTTATTAAACGACAAGCAGACTTAAGCTCTAACACAGATTCGTTACTTGTACCTGCTATGCCTGTAGTCCACCTTGCTATAGCTTTATTAGCGCGTGAACGTGGTGAGACTGGCGGTACATCTGCTGCTGAATATTTTGCTATTGCTGATAAGTTTTTGTCTGACGCTATTGCTATAGACGCAGTCAAACACCCTGAAGAAATGGTATTTAGGACTATTTAATATGGCTCAACAACTGCAAAGTATCAATCTTGTAGCCCCAGCGTTCAAAGGTGTTAACACCGAAGACTCGCCGTTGGCTCAAGACCCGTCGTTTGCAGAAATTGCAGACAACGCTGTAATTGATAAACGTGGTCGTATTGCTTCTCGCAAAGGACACAACGTAATAACAACTACTAAGACTGTTTTAGGTACTAGTCCTATTCGTGCAATAGAAGAGTTTAGAGACGATGCAGGAAATAATAAAATATTTTCTGTAGGCAACAACAAGATTATTAGTGGCACTACCACATTGGTTGACGAAACTCCCGGCAGTTACACAATTACTGCTGACAACTGGAAGATGGTCAATTTTAATGACAAGATTTATTTCTTTCAGCGTGGGTATCAGCCTCTTGTATACGATAACGCAGGAGGCTCTGTAGTAACGCTCAGTAGCGTTTCTGGCGCAGCTGGTGTTACTAGTGCTATGTACGGCAACGAAGTTCTAGCAGCTTATGGCCGTCTTTGGACTGCTGATTTTAGTAGTGATAAGTCTACTATTTACTGGTCAGACTTGTTAATTGGACATGACTGGTCTGGCGGTACTAGTGGTTCTATTGACGTGTCTAAAGTCTGGCCCGATGGTTATGACGAGATTGTTGCATTAGCAGCACACAACGGTCTACTGATCATCTTTGGTAAGCACAGCATTATTGTTTATCAAGGCGCTGAAGCCCCAGCTACAATGAGTTTGGTAGATACGGTAGCAGGCGTAGGTTGTGTAGACAGAGACACTATACAGCACACTGGTGCAGATGTGTTGTTTCTTTCACACACAGGACTAAAAAGCTTTAGCAGAACAATACAAGAAAAGTCAATGCCAATAAGTAGTTTATCTACTAATATTACTAAAGATATTATTTCTTCACTGCAAAACGAATCAGAGTTTTTTCGTACTGTTTACAGTCCTGAAGAAGGTTTTTATCTTATTGCATTTACAGGGCAAAACGTTATCTATTGTTTTGACGTGAGAGGAACGTTAGAAAACGGATCTTATCGTGTTACTCGCTGGATAGGTACAGGTTTTACTGCTTTTTCTAGAATCGCAAATGGGACTCTGTATATAGGAACTACTAACGGAATTAGTCAGTATACTGGTTACCAAGATAACGGATTAAAATATCGGTTTAAATACTATAGCCCTAGCCTAACTTTTGGTGACGCATCTCGCGTTAAAATTCTTAAGAAACTAAAACCAACATTAGTAGGGGCGAATGACGCAACAGTATTCCTTAAATGGGCTTATAATTTTGATACGTCGTATTCTACAGCTGAGTTTACAGTAGGTACTCAGACAACGGGCTACTACGGAGAAAGTGAATATACTACCGTAGAATTTACAGCAGGCCAGTTAACTAGTCAAAGATCAATAAACACTACTGGGTACGGTACGAGCGTAGTAGTTGGGTTAGAAGCAGACATTAACGGAGCTGCTTTATCACTTCAAGAAATTAACGTAATGGCTTTGATAGGAAAGCTAATTTAATTAGGAGATAACAATGGCTGTAGCAACAGACGATGAAACTATTGGAGGCGGCGGAGGCTTCTTTGATTTCTTAGGAGACCTTGGGTCGTACCTGATGCAACCAGATGTTTTGCTTCCGGGTGTTGTCGGTGGACTGCTAACAGGAGAAGCTTATGGGCGTCTTAGTGACATAGGCACTAAAGCAAGAACACGTGCTGAAGATCTTGCTGCAACACAGTTGGAACAAACACAGTTTAGACCCTTTACCGTAACCACTGCTACTGGGGCTGATCTAGGTACTAGAGTTACTCCTTCTGGTGGCATCGAAACTACTATGGGTTTGTCTCCTGAAGAGATTGCTTTGCAGACTCAATTACTAGGAGGTGCTGGTGGTTTCTTTGGTCAAGCTGTGCAGCCTAGAGATGCCCGTGAGCAAGCTATCTTTGAAAGAATGCGTAGTGTGCAGCGCCCTGAAGAGGAGCGTCAGCGTCTTGCATTAGAAGAGCGACTAGCAGCTCAAGGTCGATTAGGAACAAGCTCTGCTGCTTATGGTGGCGCTACTCCTGAAATGTTGGCAATGGCTACAGCGCAAGAAGAAGCCCGTAATAGAGCTATGTTAGGTGCTATGCAACAAGCACAAGCAGAACAAATGCAGCAAGCAGCGTTAGGTCAGCAATTTCTTGGATCTGCTTACTTGCCACAACAACAACTTATGGCGGCTACTCAGCCTGCACAGCAGTTGGCAGCGTTACAGCAGCAAGCTCAGTTGCAAGGTGCTGGTTTGTTTGGTGAAGCAACTATGTCTGGTATTGAAGCTCAGTTGGTTGCAGAACAAGCAAGAGCTAACTTGTTAGGTCAAACAGGCACTGGTCTTTTACAAGGTGCATTAACTCCTAGATCAACAGGAAATGCTGATTTAATATCGACATTAGGCGCTTTATTCGGATAAGGGCAGAACAATGGCTAAATTTTCACAAGAATTTTTAAGGCAAATGGCTAATCCTGTTTTCGGGCAGGGGATGTTTACTGCTGCAAAACAAGCGGCACAGCTTCCCGGACAGCTACAGCAACAACAAATGCAGCAGCAGCAAATGCAGGCATTACGATCTATGACGCCTATGCAACGTGCTCAGTACGCTATGCAGACAGCTAAGACTCCTGCTCAAATTACTGCTGCTCAAACTCAAATGGATGCTGCTCAAGAAAGAATGGCTGAGATTAAAAAGGCTGAAGCTAATGCTGAGTTGAACAAGCTGTATCAGCAATACATAACTGAAACCGATCCTGAAAAGATTGCTAGTCTTGAGTCTCGTATACGTAGTATGGCAACAGCTGCTGGTCGGGATGTAACTGCAGTAGAAAACCAACTACAAGCTGTTCGTAGTCGTAAAAAAACGCAAGCTACTAATGAGCAGTTTGAAACATTCTTTGATAAGTATGTACCAGATGATAGAAAAGAAGAGTACCGTGGTCTTACTCAGGCACAGATACTAAATCGTCTTGATCAAGATGCTGACGTAGAAGAAGCAAGAGAATGGGCTAAGTGGTTAAGTAAAAATAAAATAACTGACAGTAATAGACAAAAGGCTATTGATCTTGCGGTAAAGGCGTTTGGTAGTAAAGCAGCGGCAGAGGTAGCCAGAGCAGAAGCTAGTCAGTTGTCTAAAGAAAAAGACTCTAAAGCAGATCGTAAACGTACTTTGTTAGTTACTTATCAAGGTAGGCAAGATCCTATGCTGGCTGCTATGGGTCAACCTGCTCCTACTGCAAAGCCAACCAAACTAGATATTTACCTAGACAAAGATGGTAATGTACCTGAGCGTATTCTTAATATGCTGAATGATACTGCAATATCTGCGGTAGGTCAAGACTTTGAATTTGTATGGTCTCCTAAAAAAGTTCCTGAAAGAGATGTTCAGCCTACTCAACCAACAAACGGAGTTCCTACTCTTAATCAATTGATGGGTCGTTAATAATGGTACAGCTGGTCGTTAAAGAAGACGACACTAAGCAGACACCTACAGTAGAAAAACTATTAGAGAAGTATGGCAACACGCCTATTGATCAAATACCCGTAGATGATCTGTTAGTGATCTTTGGGAATACCCCTACTAATGAAATACCAGAGCAGGTTCGTGCTACTCTGATGAACGAGGCTGTCCAGCGTAGAGCTAAAGAGCTTGGCCCTGAAGAGGCTGGGTTTAGTGGTCTTACTTCTGCACAGGCTGCAGAGATGGCTCCGTTTGCTCCTGCTGGTATGGGTATTCAACGTATAAACGCAGCATCTATAGCTGGCTTTACAGATGGATTAATGGATTCTCTTCGTGGTTTAGGCTTAGCTCCTAAAAAGTCCCTCGAAGAAGAGTTTGATACTAGAGTAGAACTAGCTAGAGCACCTGAAGATTACTTCTCAGGTATGTTAACGGGTGCTGTTGTTGATCCTGTTGGTTTAGCTACTGGTGGTGTTAGTGGTAAGTTAGCTGTAGCAGGCGCTACTAAACTCCTACCTAACGCTCCTAGAGTAGCTACTGCTTTAGGTATTACTGCTGGTGGTGGTGCAGAGGGTGCTGCTCAGGGTGCGCTTATTCCTGTATACGAAGAGTTCGGCGACAGTCGTTTAATGAACACTATTTATGGTGCTGGCATAGGTGCTGGACTAGGCGCTGGCGTTGGTACTGCAGGGGCTCTTGTTACTCCACCGTTACGTCCGACTGAAACAAAACCAGAACTAGCACCACAGCCTGTATCTTTACAGCCAACTGCGCTTGCTGGTCAAGACTACAAGCCTCGAATGAACAGACCTGTAGAGACTCCTGTTACTACTACTTCTGTAGAGCCTACTCCTCAAGTTACTCGTTCTACTCCTGCAACACTTAAGGTACAAAACATAGATCAGCAGATTGCAGACCTTGAGCAGAAAACACAACAAGTAGGGCGTAAGAAGCGTAAACCTATCGAAAAGCAGATAGAGAAGCTACGCATTGCTAGGCAGAAAGAGCTTAATCAAGCTAACGAAAAAGCTGCTGTCATCAAAGAAAAGGTTGTTTCACTAGAAAACCAACTAGATAGATTAGCTCGCCGCAAAGAAAAACTACAACCCGGAGAAGCTGGTGCTAAAGCTAGGCAGGCTCGTGCAGAACGAAGAGAGGAAGAACTGCAACAAGAGATAGATACTCTTACTGGTTTAGACTACTCACCTAATGGCGGATATGTTGTTACTATATCAGGCGTAGGATACGATAATCCTTTGCAGATTGTCAACAAAAAAAACAGATTAGAGCTAAACAATCCTACTGATGCAGAGATTAGTGTAAAGCTACCTCCACCAAAAGAGACTGGTGATCCTGTTACTGATGCAGCGAACAAGTTAAATTATATCCTTAACTCTGATGATGCTGCTCCACGATTAGGATTAGATGCTCCACCTAGTGCATCGTCTGCTGGTGTACGTCCTGCAGTACAGTATGCACAAGAAGTATCAGCAGGTATTAACGAAGCAGCAGCGCGTCGTGCTGGTGAGATGCCACCATCTACTGCTAGAGATAGAGCAGATATGCCTGTAGGTAGAGACATAGGCAGACAGGAAGAAATGACCCAAGAAGAAATAGGTCGTCGTGCTACGCTTCTTGCTGCATCAACAGAACAGAAGCAACGTCAGCAAGCTAAGCAAATGGGTTTTAAAGACGAGGACGTTGACTGGGCTATTCAGAATCTTACTACTATTTCTGAGCGTAAGTTTACGTATGACAACGTAGAGCAAGCAGCTGCTAGGTTAAAGGCAGGTCCAATAGGTAGAGACTATGATACACTCGTAGACTTTGTTATGGATCAAGACAGGATCTTTACAGCAGAAGAAATGGAAGCACTACGTCCTCTGTTTATTGAAGCTAACAACAGAGTAGATCAGACTCTGAAGCAAATGCGTAAGCTCAAGAAAGACGGCCAAGCTGACAGTGCTGAGATGGTTAAGTTAGTAGAAGATTTATACTTCAATAACTACATTGCAGAAATGCAAAGAACTAACGGTCGTGCTGCTTCTCATGTATTAACGCAGGCTAAAAAGACTAAGCGTTTTGTAGCAGAGAATACACGCCGTGTTAATCGCAATCAACTAATCACCAACCTGTTTGGAGTTAAGTGTGGCTAGAAAAGTTATATCAAAAGAATGTGAAGAAAGTATTAACAGGCTCCTTGCTGCCGTTGACTCTATGCCTGAAGAGTTTGATTCTATACGTCCAGAAGTTATACGTCAGCTTCTTAACGACGGTGGGTCTAAGAACTTTAATATTGCTACTGTTATTTCTGCTCTTCATAATAATGCGTTGCTTGCATCAACAGGTATGTTCATGGCTAACATAGGGTCAGCAATGGCTCAAGGTCTTTTATACGTTCCTAACTCTATGATACGTAACGGAGCAGTAAATACTTATGCTGCTTATTCTGCTATATTAGGAAAAGATGCACAACTAACTACTAACATGCTTAGGTATTTTAAGTCTGCTATGAAGACAGGTATTGCTTCAGACGTAGAAACAGATATTAGAATTGTAGCTGCACGTGCTGGCTTGACAGAAGAAAAACTAAAAGAAAAAGCTAAAGAAGCTTATGTTAGATCGTGGGCTGCAACAGACGATAGCATCACTGAAGCAGACATAAAAGCGTTTGTTGATTCTATCAATCTTACAGATCAAGAAGCTGTTAGATTTTTTTCTGACATAGAATTCATGGCAAACCAGCGGGTGCCTGATAAACTAAGATGGATTACTATTCCTCAACGAGGCGCTGTTGCTATTGACGAAGCAGCTAAAGTATTTTTTAGGACTTTACGTGTTTCTGAGATGGCACGTAAACAAGCACTTAAGCAAGCTCAGGCAACAGGAAGGTCAGTTGATGAGTTACACGCTGAGTATTTTTCTGATGTTATGAATGCACATAACGCACGATATCAAGGAGAGATGGACTTAGCAAAAGAAATAGAAGCCACTTCTAACTTTAAAGCTGTTCGTGGTGCTACTGCTGCATTAGAAAAAAAGACTAATGAATTCTTTAAACCTTTGTTTGCCGATGAAGATATTCCTTACGAAGATATTCGAGAGTTTGCTTTAAACCTTACATTCCAAAGAAGAATACCTACCAAAACATTATCTCCTGTAACAGGACTAGTTAATGTATTAGGCAGGGCTAAAGGTAAGATGGGTAAGGAGTATTCTTTAGGAGAGAATGTAGTAGGTGCTGTAGTTAGTCAAGCGTTCCCTTTTACTAAGACTCCGTATAACATTGCAATGGATGGTATGTCTTATACTCCTCTTGCATTGATACCTTTCTTTAGACCTAAAATCCTTAGAAAGAAAATGAGGGACGGTAAGATAGTTACTGAGGCTGGTTACCAAGAAGATTATTTAACAAGAGTGGCTATTGGCTCAGCGTTTATGATGGGCATTGGTACTTTGTTTGCTACGCAAAGTGAGGAAGGTCTTCCTTTTATAACAGGTACTCCCAAAGATCTAGAAGAAAGACGCAGATGGCAACAGGCAGGTATTCCTGAAAGGTCTGTTCTTGTTGGTGATGTCTATGTTCCTTTTGATCGCATAGAACCTATAGGAGGTTTTCTCGGTCTTTATGTAGACGTAGCAGAAGCTGTGTTTAGAGAGAGAGACTTTGAAGATCCTGAAGAAACTCCAGCAATAGACATGATTGATGAGATGATGATTGGTCTTCTTAATGCGTCGTTAAATAAAACAGTGCTTGAGTCTGGTATACGATTCTTAGATAACTTTAGATACTCCAACAAAAGTTTAGTTGAAGGGGCTATTGCTTCTGGTGTTGACATAGGCAAAGGATTTATTCCTACTGGTGTTTCTGACTTAGCACGTATTCTAGACGAAGAAGAACGCATAGCTAAAACAGCCTACGAGAAAATAATACAGCGTGTGCCAGGATTAAGAGAGACGTTACCTGAAGCTACTCCTCAGTTTGAAGGTGTAGACATGAATCAAAATCTCTTTGAGATTATTACAAAGATGAACTTTGTTCCTACTAATCAATCTCAAGTGCAGAAAGAGATATACAGAAAAGAAGCTAACATTCCTGTTATTGATAGTGAGTTTGTTGGCGTGAAGCTAGATGGTAAGGAGTTGTCGTTACTTAGAGAGCTTGCTGCTCCTTATCAAAATGCAATGCTTGGTGCGTTGGTTGCATCAGGTGAGTATAAACTAGCTGGTAATGAGTTTGGTGCATCAAGACAAAAAGTATTAATAGAAGACTATGCTTCTCGTTCTGTGCATCCGGGTAGAAACAAACAACTACTTGTTAAGTTTATTCAGGAAGGTACTAAACGTTTTGGTCCTAACTGGATAAAGAGTATGCAGGCTAGGAAGTTTAACGAAAAGATTAGGCAAAAAGGATTACAAGACTCTCAGGAGTTTATGAATACTGTCTATTAAAAAAGGGGCCGAAGCCCCTATTAAGTTACAACTCACAGTTATTACCCGTGCAGGCTAACTGCTGAGACCCTTCCGTCATGTCAGAGTTCTCAGAGATGTTCCAATCAATCGTCTCTGGGAATTCCTCCTTTAGCTTCTCATAGGTCTCTACGTCGATGGGTTCATAAGGAGCCTGTTGGTACGTGTGTTCGGAATAAGGAAGGAAACTAACTCCACTTATCTTGTCGAACTTGTTATACAACCACTGACCTACCTCAAGGAACTCATCATCACGATAGTAACACGTCATTGATGGTTTGTGTTCACACCAATAGTCTTGGTATATCTCCCACAGTTCAAGTTGCTCCATAGCACCCATCTCAGAGGCCACCACAGCCCCGTCAGGAGACTTTATAGGGAAGCTGAATACCTTAGTACTGGGTGACATTACATCGTCCTCTACGGGGATTCCAGCGGCCTCAAGGACTGCACACAATGGGTCTCTTGCATCTGCTCGTACTCGTCTAATGTACTGGTGTGCGTATCGTGGATGGATACCGCTAGCAGAATCCACCAGTTGACTAACAGTACCAGAAGGCTTAACGGCGGTGATAGCGCAACTAGTATTAATAGCCAGTCGGTCAGCCCATGATTTATTCGTAGCGATAGCTTCTTCACGTAGCTCAGTAAGCCATGTCTTGAGTACACCTTTGTCCTTCCTTCCCGACAGTGTCGGATGATCCATGATACCAGTAAGTGATACTCCTAGTAATGCTTCTTCCTCTGTGTTGTTCTTCCATACCTTACGTAGGTAACGGAAGTCAGTCAAGGTAGCCTGTAGAGTTCCAAGGATAGTCGCAACACGAACTTTTCGTTTGAGGTCTGACAACGTATCGGATGCCCTGACAACAACTTCTGATAGATTGCAGAATTGGTAAGGTCGTAGGATGATCTCGCTACATGGATTAGTTCCAAAATCATAGGTAGCATCTCGTCGCTCGTTCTTTGCAGCTTGCTTTTGACTTGCGACTCTAGAGAACATACCTCGCTCTCCTGATCGGGACTCGTATAAACTTTTCCACTCATTTAGGAATGCCTCAAAATCTGGCTTTTCTGTATAACACGCACTGTTGTTTGCTAGTCCACGTTGTGGATTGTCCTGCCACCACTGGCCTGACTTGCATCGTCGGAGTCTATCGTCAGTGAGGTTAGACAGACTGATGAGAGCGGACCTACGAACTCCGCCGACGACAACGATCTGTGCAATCTTACAGCAGAGATCATGGCACTCGATGGAAGATAGCTTACGTCCAGCAGCTTCCCGAAAGACTTCGGTGGTAAACTTAAAGAGGTCAATAAGAGGTTCTGGGCCAGACGCTCTACCTCCAAAAGTCTTAAGGGCTGCCCCTGCAGGTCGTACTCCAGATACGTCCCACTTTGGAAGTTGACCCGAATACAACAGGCTGATAAGTTCTCGATATGCTTTAGCCCATCCAATTTTAGAGTCGGCGACGTGTATAACTGTATCTGTGGCATGAAATTCCTCTGCTACCTCCGGTAATTTTGTAATGTACTGTCGCTCTACGCTAAAGCCTACGCCTGTACCACACATAAGTACGTACATCATTTCGTCAAAGGCTTTAGGATGGTCGATAGGCATGTAGCTACAGTTAAAGCCAGCTACGTTGTCACGGTCTAGTGCTTCACCAGCAGTCATTAACGCTCTCATGCTGGGCATAACATCTAGATCGTGAATGTCTTTAAACATACCATTAGCTTCTTCTAGTGTTAGTCTGCCTTTTTCAACCCAGAAGTTTAGGTACCTGTCGATTGTTTCTTCCCACGTCTCCCGTCGCTGCTCGTCTGGTAGGTAACGTGCATAGCGGGACTTGTGTATGTACTGTTGATATGCATCCATTAAATTAGTTCCTTAATCAATCTGTCAATGTACCAGCGACACTTACGTAAATCTTCTACTGGTTTACCTTTATAATCGTACCGCCATAGGTACTTCAATGCGTTGCCTTTCAAGTAGCCATTAAACTCGTTGGCTGGCATAGATGCTTTGATAGCCTCGATAGCTTCAATAGCACCTTTGTTGTAGTGGTCTGGTTTTTCTACAGGGTCTGCCTTTGGCTTCTTTAATATAGAAATACCGTCCCACTCTGCTGGAGTTGCGTCGTCAATACTCATTCCATCTCCTTAAACTTGTAGACTTTCTCTAGCACACGATCTGCAAACCGCTCTACCAGATCCTCTGCTGTTATCTCTAGTGCTTCCATGATTGTTACCTCATCGTAGTGTTCGGCAACGTGTTCTAACAACTCGTCGAACGTCATCCATACTTTCTCCTGAGGTAGTTTATGCTGATGGGTAGTTCGTCAAAGGATCCGTTGTCTACTTCATTCAACATCCAGATACCTGACCAGCTACCGTTAGTCTGGGGGTTTAGATAATCTTCAGAATGAGTATAAAAAATGCCAGCGAACAAACCAGTAATACTACTTCCATCTGCTTTTCTTGCATAAGCTATATCCCTATCCTGAACATGTCCCATGATACACGA